AAGCCAATATTGATCCAAGCAAGTACAACCTTCAGTCGCCATTTCAGGCGGGTCTCGGAGTTTTAAAACAGGAGAATTTAAAGCGCAATCCGGCTTACACGGTCAACAACTATTCTGTTGGTTTTACGCAGCAGGGCAGCCAAAAAAGCGAGTACTTCAACATCTTGACCGGCGAAACCCCGGCAGTACAGCCAAAATAATTATGGCCCAAATCCATAAATAGTCAGGTGGCTCCGTAGATTATGGCATGTACAGCGACAGCATCCTCTTCCAAACCTTAAGACTTCTCAAAACCGCCTTCCGCGCCTTCTTACTGATCGTTTTGACCATCATGATCTGCTTCTTCAACGATTTTGGCTGGCTTGTCGGCCTAGGCTCCAATGGCTATCTTGGTCGTAAGAATGATTTTGAAAAGTACTACGGTGACTCGTCCGGGGTGGCTGTTGATTTTCGTTCTATTGGCTATCATTCTGGTTTTGATGGGTATGTGGGTGCTATGGATCTCTGCGGCACACCCACGGATCTGGTGGGCGGCCCAGTTTATGCCGACGACACGACACGGATGCACGCCTCATTCAATAGCCTTCTTGACAATAATTTTTACACCCGCAGCCATACAAGCGTGGAGAGGAAGATCGCAAGAATCAACCGGGCCGTGGTGACTGCCAGTGTAGCTGCTGTTCGTCTAAGAGTGGTCATCGCTAGACTGAAACAAGTCCAGCCAGCCGGGTATGCTGACGACGACAATCGCTATTGCGGTGGTTATGATCCGCAAAAACAGTACGATATCCATTCCGGCGATGCCGCTGCCAACGTAAAACTGAACCACGCTCCAATCGTCACTCTCCGTCACGGTGTTGCTTGCCTTGCAAGTTATAACGGTGAGGGCGGCTGCTACCCTAAAGCGACTTTCTATGCTGACCTGTTCTCCGTCTCCCTAGCGCCAGAGCAGGAAGAAGCGGAAGCCGCAATGCTAAATATGGGAACCGAAGAGTTCTGGCTGACTGCGGCTCATGAGAATGGTGTTCACAACGACGCCGCTATCCGAGAATCTGTGCAAGCCTACCACAGGATTTTGAATGCACGCCACCCGCATTTTGACGATGGTGGTGTCCAGGACACCCGCTCTGCCACCTTCATGCAGATTGTTGGCCTTCAGAACTTCGAGTAGTAAATAGCCGATCGCAGACTTCGGGGCCTTTCGTAGGCCCCGATGAGTAACCGCGACTACAATTCAACAAATATCACCAAATACAGTTCGCAAATGCAAGCCGCAGCGGACAAGTATGGCATCGATCCAAATCTGCTTCCGTTCGTCCTGGCTCAGGAAAATCAGGCCGGAGATCCAAATCTACCGCCCAACAGTAGCGGGGCCACCGGTCTGATGCAGTTTATACCCACGACATTTGCCCACTACGAGGGGCCTAAAGCAAACATTTATGACCCAAATCTTCAAATAGATGCGGCGGCACACTATTTAAGAGACCTGATAAGCCAGAATGATGGGAATGTATACAAGGCCCTAGCTATCTACGACGGAGCTGGGACAGAAGTCAAGAACGGAACAGCACTCCCAAAGGAAACTCAAGGCTATCTTCAAAACTATAGCGAGTACTCTAACACGCCTGCTCAGTTAATCCCAGGCACGCCCAGCAACCCAACAATTACCCCATTACAGCCCGACGACGCCAGCGCCACTCCAGCAGTTGCCCTATTTGGTGTTCCCTACGATCTCACCGCCGCTTCCGCCAAACAACTTCAGCAAGCCATTGACCCGCCGCTGATAATCTCCAGCGGTATAGACGAGACACCCTGGTACAAAGACCCCAACATCGTAAGAAACAAGCGGCCAGCGCCGGTTTATTATCCGGTGACGTTTAAGGTTTACTTCGACAAGAAAGGTCCACTCTCTGACAGCAACAACAAGCCGATCGTCTTGTGTCTGAATGCCTCTCTCGGCACATGTTCCAAGTCTATGCAGCACATCGTCTCGCGGCAGCACACGCGGACAGGTGTCCTTGTCGATCTCTGGGGTTCTAATTTGGATGTCATCAGCGGTGAAGGCTCCACGGGCCTGTTCCTGAATCAGGTCGGAATGACCTCATACATCAGTCTCGCGAAGCCCACTGACCAAGTGAAAGCCGCGATCATGCAAGCGTTTGCCAGTTCTTTTACACAAAAGAACTCAACGATGAAACCAGCAAAAGCGACGACCATTCTTGGTCCTCTACCGCCCGCCCCGCCGTATTCTCCCACGAACAACTTCTTCACAGACTCAAGCCTCCGGGTTGGTGCCCGCGATGCTTTTGTCGAGCTTCTTTCCCTGTTCAAGAATAATGGCACGGTCTGGTTTCGTGCGTCCAACGACACTGGATACACGTCTTCAGTGCAGCAAGTGGCTTACAATGCTTGGTCTCCAGTTTATGGCCGCTCCACCTTCCAAGCTGCCAACAGCCGGAATGACGTTATGACCAGGGGACGGGTGGAGATGTCGTTCCGCAATTCGCTTTACAGTGGCTATTTCAAGAGCCTGAGTTGGACCATGGACGCCTCAAAGCCCTATACATGGGACTTCAACTTCGTCTTTCAGGTCGAGTCATCAATTACTGCGGTCGATGTTGCTCCAACCTCACAGCAGTACAAGAAGCAACAGAGCACCAAAGCTGTGGCCGCCGCAAAGCAGGCGGCAGATCAGGCGGTAGCTCAGTCAGCCGCTACTCCCACTGATCCGCTGGCTGGTCTGGCTTCCAATCTGCCTGCCGCTCCCCCGTATATAGCCCCACCTAATGGTGTTGCTCCTTATGTACCTCCGGCCCCGCTTTACAACCCTTTGAGTGGCGTATAATATGGCTAATTTTGACGTAAGTGATGTCAGTCAGTCTTCTGTCAACCGGGGCGGGGCCCTTGCTTTGCCTATTAGGCTTCAAAAGAAAGTCTACGGAAAAACTGGAACAGCATCCCCTTCTGATTACTCTCTTCTGAAGGCCAAAAAAGCTTACACAGACTACATCCTCATTCGCATTCCAGGTCGCGGCGGGACGAGTAACAGTCCCACCGCTAACAAGAACATCAGCCTTGTTATTAACAACAACAGCAACTATGATCCAGCCTCTTCCGCTGTTTATAGGTTTCTTATAAACCCCCGCGATATAAATATTTCCCGCCAGACACTAGATGAACAGGCACAGTCGCGGGCTGGCTGGCAAATTGGCTTGAAAGGGGAGGACTTTATCGACATTCAGATCAGTGGAAAAACTCCTGGCCGATATTTTACCGCTGGCTTGGGTTCTAATTACGCCGGTGACGACCACCACTTTCCCGGCTCTGAGTCATACAGGAATCTAGTGGCTCTGGAGCTTTTTTATGAGAACAACGGCTACTGGTACGAAGGGGAGGTTGCGGGAGTCAAACAATCCACCAAGCAGATTAAGGCGCATTCTGATGTCGAGTTATCGGTAGGAGAGTTCGTCTGGCAAGGAATGTTTACTTCGATGTCAGTATCGGATTCGGCACAGAATCCTGCTTTCTCAGATTTTAAGCTGGGATTTGCCGCTTGGAGGGAGGCTTTTAACGCAGACTCGCCATATCAGAACTCCATCGGGGGTGCCCGTCACCTCGGACACTACCCACCAGTGCCGTTGGCCCCACGAGCAGTCACGCAAGGAACTGTCAGTTATGCAAATCCCACAACATCTGTGGTTGATGACGGATTTGGCAACACCCTTCCAGGGGCACCTAATGATCCTATAGGCTCTGTGGTTTCAAATGGCTTGGGGAGCACCCTGCCGGGGGCCCCTGTATGGAATGGACCTAATTAAATGGGAATGATCCGCAATATTCAGCAGACCGTCCAGGACCGCGATGTCATCAAGCAGGCGTCCGACATCGTTGTCTACATTGATGGCACCAACTATCTTGTCAATCCGTATCTTTCGGATGATGGGGTGGTCGTTCCATTGAACGACTTCCTCACTAACTGGCAGTCCACCAACGGCGTGGAGCAGAGCATTCCGTCAGGCTCATTGACTCTGAGCGTCCCGTCGCAGCACACACACCTGTTCCAGGCACCGGGCGGCAATAACATCCTAAAGACGATGGCTGAGATCCGCGTTTACGCGAAGGGCTACTTTTTCTCTAACAACGCCAACACGCTTTATCATCAGATATTCCGTGGCTACATCAGCTCCATTTCCTACAACATCACCCAGGCCATGACCACAATTTCTTTGTCTTGCCAGGGTTCCATGGGCCTTCTTGCTTTGATGCAAATTGATTCAAAGCCGGATGTTATTAGCTCCTCGCCGTTATCAGCACAGCCCACCGTAGGGACTACATGGAATCTGAATCCATATGATTCCATGGCTTACCAGTTTTTATACCCGTCCATGATAGACGCTTTCTCGGTGGAGTCCGTTCAGCAGGCCAGAATGGACAAGACTAACGTATATTACAAGGCTGTTACTTCAGGGTATATGGCTAAATGGCAGGCGCTCCTTTTTGACATTGCACGCGATGTGCGTATTTTCGGCACACCCAACGTTCACGATGTCATCAAGGGAATCCAGAATCATATCAAAATCGACGACAATTCTGGAATCAAGAGCGTCTTAGATTTGATTGCCCAGCAGTATGATAAATACGGAATTGGCACGGAGAGCACACAGCGGACAAAAAAGCAGGAATACATAAAGACGATCCGGGCTTACATGCCGGAAGCTACGATCGGCGACATCAAACTGGTAGGTGGTAGATATGCAAGTAGGCTTGAAAGATTCCGCTATTTCGCTCAGCTTGTCGGCTACGAGTGCTACCAGGACGTGGATGGCAGCATCATAGCCAAGATACCGTTATACAATCTTGATGTCACCGAGATAGATCCTGTCTCATACACCAATGACCCGGACCCTGACTCTGAGTCCGACATTGATCCATCTCTTGATTACTTAAGACCTGAGAACAATCCTTTCGTCGTGTCTTTATCCGAGATTATATCTGAAAATGAGGCCGAGAACGAGGCTGGGGTTCGTTTCACCAGGCTCTCTGGCCGTGGCGCTTTAAGCACGAGCTGGCAAATTCAGTCTGATCCGCAGTATATGGCGACCGCCGAAGACATTGACCTGAATAAGCTCACTCAATTTGGCCTGAGAACTGAACCGGCTCTTACGGCTGGGTTCTTTCAGAACACAGACTCCAAGGCTATCTATGCTTATGTTGCCTCAGAACTAGCCAAAGCTAACCGAGGATTTCGCACCTATTCTCTGACAATACCGTTGCGTCCAGAAATCCGTGTGGGCTTTCCGATGTACCTTCCGCATCGGGACATGTACGGCTACATTCAGACCGTTTCTATGAATTGGTCTAGAGGGAGCAGTGCCACCACAACTATTACTCTAGATTCTCTGCGGAGGCGTGTTCTTATACCAGTGGATCAAACTGTTCCCGGCGACCCCGATTTAGGGGAGGATGAGACAACTCAGATAATCCGTTTGATGGAGCCGCAGAACAATCTAGTCAACACATGGACTCTGCCACCGACCGGGTCTGATGATGGTGATTCCAAAATACCCACTCTCCTTCGCAGATCAAACCTGATACCGGAGGTCACGTCGCTGCCGACTCCAGACGGACTAGTTTTCGAGCAGCAAAAGCTACTTGTCAAGGCACGCTCAGTTGGGACTGATTACGGCATCAACACAGATGAGAAAAATCATTGCTGGCGGATTCAGCAGGATACAAAACAGTTGTTTGACCATCCACGGCAGATAGACGCCGATTACTATGCAGATCTAAGGACATCCCGCCCGTACACCGACAATAAGGGTTATGAGCTTGTCGGTCCGTTTCCATGGGGCCGCTGGAAATGCTTGAAGGTTGCCCTGACGGCTTTTGTGCTGGGGGACAGCATTTCACCCAACAAAGCAAGTCCGACAAGTGCGATCAAGCCCGCAACTAGCAATAGCACTGCCCAAGTTTCAAATGCCGCTGCGTTTCTGTTCACCGGAGATTCTGCGGCTCCGTCCCAGGAAGCTATCACACCTCTTATAAATGATTTAGCGGCGCAGGCCGCTGTTGTCACAAATAGCAAGGTGTTTGAGCTGACCTATGACAATCCGTCACCCGGCTCACAGGCAATTCCGCCCAAGCCTGCGGATGCCCCTGATCCAGATGATGCAGTGAACAGCAGAACAAAAACCTCGTTAGCCGGAAAGCCAAAATATAAACCATCCACGGATTACATTTTAGATTCCATCAAAAAGATCGGCAATTTCGTGAAGAGTAAAGTATGAACCCGTTAAATTACTCATCAAGACGCGCAGTCATTGAGCGCACACGCGATAGTGAAGCCTTTGCTCTTTTCATTGCAAATGTTCTCACCGTGAATTACGAGCGGAAGGTTTGCACGCTGGTCTCCCTGCAAAACGGTACGACATATCAGGATGTGAACTACATGCCAGCGGACCACTCCTCCTATGAAGGCACAGCCGTTCACATGCCGGAAACCGGAAGTCAGTGCTTATGTGCTCATATTCAGGCGACAGCCGGTTTTTACGAAGTGGCGATCGTGACTTGGCTAGCGGGTGGCACGAATATTGCCCAGCAAGGAATTGCCACTCGCTTTATTGACCACCCCAGCATGCCCGGCTGGAATGATCGTTTACGCGGCACCTACCGCAAAGCATATCCGGGCCAGCACACAGTCGCTAATTCCCACGGCTACACGGCCCGCCACGACGACGGCTGGGATCGCATGGCCGCCGATGCCAGCCGCGAAGTCCTGGACCCCGACAGCCGCACATGGTCCACGACGACATCCCGCGAAGTCAACTACAACGATGGCCGCACGTCGTTCCAGGGGCCGATCGTCCGGCCCGGCGCTTCGTCTCTGGGCTCCAACACCCTTCCTGACGGCACAGACCAAAATGTCGCATATCTAGCTCCCGGTGCCTCTTCTTCTGATCGCTACGTGACAGGCAAGCCGGATGTGATCGCCCTGGTAGAGCACACCGAAAAGATCCAGGAATTCGCCCTCGACCATCCGGTGCCGCTGGAAGCGGTCGGCACGAAGCTGCTGGATTTCATCCTCGGCACTACGGCTGACCCCTGGGGTCGGACTTCAGTGAAGCAAACCGGCAACATCAGCCACGACAGCCAGTCCTATTTCGTGACGCAGCCGATCGATCATCCGTACAACACCAAGGCCAAGGCTGTTGGCCCAACGACCGGCGAAGGCCCGACGCCCTGCCGCCGTGGCTACATCATCGAGAAGACGCAGGGAACCATGGTCGGCTCCAACGTCTTCGACGCCAGCACCTACGGCCAAGTGCTCAAGCCCATGGTCTTTCCGTACACCGCTCCTGGCCGCTTTGCCACCGACACTAACAGTGGGTACATTCCAGTAGTGGATTCCACTGACCATGCGGAGACCCGGCTGGCCGCGTCAGCGTACTCAGTTCGCTTCCCCCACGAGGCCAACACCACCCGCTGGGACATCACCAAGGAAGGCATGCTCAGCTTTGATATCGGCTCCACGCTACCGAAGGAAAAGATCCCGCTTGACAGCATGACCTACGAGCACCCTCATGGTGCCGGGCGCTCGATAGAAGGTCATCTCGTCGGCAGCATGAAGCTGGTGGTCGGCAAGAACCGCGACGAAGAGGATTCAATTGATCTTCAGGCCCTTGGCCAGACGGTCCTTCGACTCGGTGCCGACGACACCTCTCTTCCTAACGCCCGGCGAAAAGTGGCGACACAGATTCGCGGAAAATCGGATGTTGTTCTGGCCCGCGATCTTCAATACTGGGCAAATCCGCATCTGAACCCTGGTGATGCTGGAAGCCTTGACGCCAAAGCAAAGATCGGCGGCGAGAACATCAGCCTGCGGGCCGCCTTTGACGGTGGAACTGTGATTCGAATGGGAGCCCGTAATCAGAATTCCAAAAGAAGGCATTTGATAAACGGGTACCAAGACGGGCCGGGAACGCTGCCATGGGGAGTGAATGATGCCAAACGAGTGGATTCAAAGACAACAGGAAGACCGACCTATGGTGCCGGTGATTCTGTCTACCGCTTCCATGATCTGACGCAGGCTGGAAAACCGACAGGCGGCGTATTGCCCTTCAATGCCAACTCTGGACCGCCTGTGGCGAACATGGATACCAGCGGCTTATCTCTGGACGCTCACCTAGTTCAAGATGCCATGCTGAGGATCGGCAAGAACGCGTCTTCCGGTCAAAGCTTGCTGCTGGATCTAGCCGGTGGCATCGCAGCCGCAATCGGCGGCGATAATCAAGGACGATCCTTGACCGCGACTCTGGACGGCGGCGTCGAGCTTGTGGTTGGGCCAAATAAGCAGGGCAAAGGGATTCGGCTGGAGATCCACGGCGACGTGGACTGGAATATCTATGGCCACTTGCAACTCAATGTCAGCGGTGACTACATCCTCGAAACAAACTCTCACCAGCACATCTGCAAGACTGGGATCATCACGAAGGCCCAAAACCAGACGCATGTGGCTCTGGGCCGGATGATCCACGAGGCTCCGTCCCATGTCAATAACGAAGGTGCTTACGTTAGCGATCCCGACCAAACTTCTTAAAACATCACGCCCGCATCTCGCTGGTATTGGTTTGCAGTCTCGCGTATGATAATTCCATGTCACAGTTCATCGAAAACATAAAAGAGCGCATCCGTGCCGTCGAAGCACGCATGGCGAACGACGCCAAGACCTTGGAGGCTTATCGGCAAATTTTGCAAGACGAAGAGCGAAATCAGGCGACCGGCGATCTTCCAGCCGCAGAAGCCACGGCCAAACAAGCCGTTGAAACCATAGTCCTCGGAGACCTTTTTCCGTCAGAAGGCATCACCGTTGTTTCAGAGGAGACCATCGAGGATAACGCCGAAGCCGACGAAGTCGAGGGCCCAGCATCCGAGCTTTCGAGCCAGGATTTCGCTTTGTCAATCATCAAGAAAGGCGGGTCAAAGGGCGTCACTCCGAGAGCCATCAATGAGGCTTTTATTGAGTCGGGCCGGATCACGCGGGGCAGCAATCATGCCTACAGCCAGCTTGACCAGTTGAAAAAGAAGCACATCATCGAATCAATTGACGGTCTCTATTACATGGCTGGCAAAAAAGAGGAGAAAAAGAAGCTGATCCCCAAAAGCAAACGGCTGGCCGCTGGGGCTTAGCCGTGGTAAAAGGTTAGGCCCCGACTAGCCGACCGCCCAGTGTGGGCTCCTTCTCTCTTCCAACCGGCATCAGCTCCGCAGCGGGCAACCTCACCGATTTCATTAGCAGCGTGACCGCTTCCGCCGCCAAAATCGCGGCAGCGGGCAATGGCGGTCTGGGCAACAATGACCTTTGGCCGATCAAGAACTACAGCATCCCCAACCGGCCTCTCGTTGCCGGGCTCACCGATATTGAAAAAGGCTACCACTATGCGATGGAACAGGGCCGCTTCCTTGAGAAGGATCTCGGCGGAGCCATTTCTTACATCCAGGCCAAGAAACAGGATCTCAATGAGAAAATAGCCCACTACCTGTCGCTGAACACTCTGGCCCTGGACGGCCAGTTATCAGACCACCCGCGTGCCGCCAAGTATGTGGCCGACAGCATCAAATTCGTCCAGCAGATCCGCAAGTACACAACCGAGATCAGCAATCTTCTGGACGCCACCCAGGCCAACATCGCGGTTCTCCTCGCCACCGAGAAGCAGATGCAGGCGATGATACAGACGAACCTGAACTGCCTCGCCAACCTTCTGCAAGAGATCTGCAACTGGAATCTCCCGTCTCTGCCCTCTCTCGCCGCCCTGCTCGGCCATCTTTGGCACTGGAACGGCTTCAACTTCAACATCTTTTCCGGCTTCAATCTCTCGTTTAATCTCAATTTTTCGCAGTTCGCGAATTTCAATTTTTCGCAATGCATCCCGCGACTTCAGGGGTCTTCCCAGCCCAGCCGGGGAACCTCGATCAGCGACGGCTCCGGCCTCACCTACACATACGCCGGTCAGCCGGTTCCGCTCGGCGGCCAACTCGGCGTTGCGGCCAGCCTAACTGATCCGGCCTACATCGCGATGATGCAGGCTACCACGACTCCGGTATTCAACCCGACCTTATCGACGATTCCCGTCTCAACGACATCTAATGGCGTGACAACGGCGGCTATTCTGACCTCATTGCCGGACCCCGCCGCGATCATCTCGAATTATTCGCTGACTCCGACGCAATATGAGCAGAATGTTGTTTCCTTGATTCCGGCCTTGCAGCCGGTCGTTATCCAGCCAACCGATGCCGACTACAACATCAGCAACCCATCGGCCTCGGTACCCAGCCTCGCCCGCCAGAACACCCTGCGGTCTCTTCTCAGCTACTACATAAACCTGCAAGCGATCGTTAATTCTGGCTTTGATCCCAACATCACCGCCGCCTGGCTTTTCTATCTTGGCCTTAACCGGACCGGACGCGGTGGCACCTGGATCTCAAACCTGAACGCCGATTTCAGCAAGTACATCGCTCCTTCGCTCACCTACCTCGGCAATAATCCAGTCCCCTTCAACACGGTCCTGGGCGGCACCGGCATCACTTTAGAAGCCCCAACCGCGATACCGCTGATCGCTCTGTTGCAGGAAGACACCGGGGTCCTGAAATGGAGGCTATCGTTTCAGGAGGCCGCTCTCCTCGGCTACCCCAGGAACCGCAACTGGGATGCCTACGCGGATGCCACCGACATTAACATCACCACCGGAACAGACCCGGATTATGTGCCCACCGTTATAGCAGCCACGCCGACCACGACCCTGACCCTTGGCCAGGGCACGGCGACTTATCCGGTTGTCTGCACCTTCCCGCAGACCATCGCCAGCAATCTGACCCAGGTGATCGCGATCGCCGCCGCCGCGATCGCCAACACTCCCAGCTACCAGAGCGTTCACCCGCAGTACCGCTACATCTATGACACCTTTGCCCAGGCAACTTTGGTGGACCGCTACTCGCAGTTTTGGCGGGAATTCAACGCGAATCTCGTCGCGTTTCTGGCCATGGACCCGTATATTGTGTCCTTCGCGGTGTCGTATGTTGGCATTCTGAATGCGGCGGTGAATCCGCTGGCGGACGCAACTCCATTCACGCTTCTGAGCACCGATGCCAATTCCCGCAACCGCTCCTGGACGGTCGGCTCAGATCTTATAAATATCCCCGCCGCGACTGACTCATCCGTGGCATATGAGCCGCCAACCGCACAGAACAATGGCTGGGCGACCGGGGCCCTGGACGCGGCCACGTACCTCTCCCGGCCCGACATTCAAGCCCAGCCCTTGCCCGTGCAAATGGCCATGCTATACACCAACCAGACGTATGCCAGCCTGATGACTCTTTCGGCCAACCTTTCAATGGCGGTGAGCGACACGATAGCGAACGCCGATCTTTCCCTTGCCGCCGTGAGTCTTCCAGGCTGGGAAGCGGAGACCACCGTTGACATAGACGTGGCCCCCGGCGTCGGCCAAACGATTTCATTCGGGACAATTGATTTCGACCAGACCAACTATATCCAGGATGCCCAAACCTATGTGATTCAGGAAACCAACCCTTATATTTTGAACGTCAGCTTCAACTGGGACACGGGCGGGGCAGACGGCACGCGGACCGCGACGATTTTCCAGAACGGGGTTTCAATCGCCACGGCGTCCACCGACTTCACCAGCGACACGCCGTACACAACGCAAATATCCACTCTTTCCAGCTTCAATGAAGGAGATATCATCACCGTCCAGGCATCCCATTCGCTCACCACCCCGCAGACTTTGCTCACCGGGAGCAATCTTCTGGGCCTGCTCGATGTGACTGCTTCCACCAACGTCATCACCACCGGCACCCCTGTTAGCGGCGGAGGCACCACCACGACAACCAGTTCATCTAACGGCACTCTCCCTTTCACCACCGGGGCAGTCTTCAACGCATTCTGCGCCCTCTCCATTCAGTCAGATGGCAACGTTTACCCCGTCAGCCCAAAAACAAACCGCGATGGCTCTCCGCCATTCATCGACGGCATCGCGACGCAGGCGTCCACGGCGATTGGAAGCACCATTCAAGTGAATGTTGCCTATGGGGCCGTTGTCGCCACGAAGGGGGCTGGCTGGACGGTTGGCGGCCTGATCTATGTCATCGACGGCGGCAACCTGACCCAGAACTATGCCTTAATCTCGTCGCAGTATGAATGGATCATTGTGGTGGGCCGGGCGTACACGGCGGACAGCTTCATTTATGAGCCGCATCTGCCGATGAACTACACGCGCAACCTGTTCACGGCTGGCCTGACGAATGAGCTGGCCTGGATCTTCGGCCAGAGTTTGACGCCCCCGGCGTCCACCACCTTTATCACGCGGCTTCCGGTTAACGATGTCATGTCCGCCCAGGCAACAGGCAAATGGGCCATCTCCGGCCACACCTCGCCCACATATGCCGTGCCGACCATCACTTCGGCTTCTAATCTCGGAGCGACCTTAAGCGGAACATTGTCGGCTCCGTTGTCTTCGACGCAAACCCTCCATATTTACTCGATCACGACCACCGCCGTCCTGAATTCGAGCACGCCTGTGTTCGCCACAGCCACCAGCTTTTCTTTTGCCGGACTGGCGTCGGGAAGCAAAATCGCCGTGGTTTATGATTCGGCGCTGTCCGCTGTTGTCTCGACCAGCGAAGCGGCGGTGAACTTTGACCCGACTGTTCGCATCAGCAGTTATCTCACGGCAAACACGCGGACTCACCAGTACGACAGCCCGGCTTTGGCAAACGGCACCTATAACACGGGCCTGATGCTCGATTACCTCGGCAACCCGTCGTCCATGGGCCTTCTGGGAACCTATGCGGACGGAAGCTGGAGCACTTCGCTGGTGAACGTCAGCACGGCGGCTACCCTCGCTTCGACGAACGTTCTGGATGGTCTGCTTGTGACGCAGGCGATATCCAGCACAGACCCCAATTATGCGCTGAGCGGCACGACGACAAAGCTTTACGACCAGGCGGTTTGCATCATTGCTTCTCTTGCCTCCACTGACACGACACTCGCTGATCGTCTCGTCGCCGGACTCCTGAATGCCCAGACACCGTCCGGGCAATGGTATGTCAGCGTCAATGCTTACGGCACTGCGGCTGATCCGTATTATCGAACCGGCACACAGGCATGGTGCATTTATGCCTTGTCACTCTACCTTCATCTCCGGCCAACCAGTCAATACTCTGCCCAGGTGGAAACAGCCATCATCTCCGGCATCTCTGCCATGACCACCAATTACTATGTGTCGAATAACACGCAAGCCCAATACGGCCTGTTCACGATCGGCAACGGCGAGTACGATAACGGCCTGTTCAATCCGGTTACTCAAACAGGGGCGTTAACCGAAGACAACATCATTGCCTGGTTTGCCCTGAACGCGGCCAACGTCATCCTTCCAGATCACGGCTACGATGTCACCGCCGCGACGGTGGCGACGGCGGTGACGACTACTTTGTTCGTCTCCACCCGGTTTAATCGCGGCGTGTCTTCCACAGGGCTGGCGGACACGGCAAACAACCTCCGCATCAACGCCTGGGGCAGCCTCTTCTTGCTGGCGGTTGGACAGCCAGTTCTTGCCGCAGCGGCCTTGACGGCCTGCACGACATTCCTCAACTACACGAATGGATGCACTGGCTATGCTCCCTATGTTGGAACAGGCGGCTACCCCGGTGCCTTGCCGAACGTCTCGTCTGACGGCACCTTCGCCGTGGCCATCTCAACAGACCGGCAGGTGGGCATTGATGCGGCCAACGTGATCGTGAGCGGCATCGTTGCTTTGCGGGGAACAGATGGCGGCTGGCAGGGCCACACGGCTGCCGACAAAACCTACGGCCTGACTACCTACGAATGCGGGGCTGGAACCGGCTGGTCCGTTATTTTCAACACGCCGACGCTGCGAAATCTCATTTTCACGTCGCTGTAGCGGTATTTGTCTTCATGATCGTAATCACGCTTACTCACCCCCAGCAGCTTGAATTCCTGAAGCACCTGTTTGCCCAATATCTTGCCAGCGGCCAGATGCCGCCTGAAGAACTCCCGCTTGCCGCCGATGCCTTCCTGCATGTTTCGGCGGCGAGAGAGATTTCGACAGATCTCGGCCAGGCGAAGCTGACGGATCTCAGCCCGAACGGGCTGACGCTAGAATTTGAGGAGAAGACGACCGGGCAGACCAATGTCTAATTTGGCATCATTACCTCAAAAGATTACAAGTGACGAGGAATGTGAGAGGCTATCGGACGAACTGGAAGCGTTATGTTTCGCCGACAATCTCACTGCTGAGGAAAGGGCCTATGTCGAGGCTCTGACTTCTCTGATTATGAAGTATCAAAAGAACCCGATCACCTGGATGTTGCAGCCCTAATCCGACTTCCAATTCCCTTTACGAGGGATGCGGTATGGACGACGGGCAGCTTCTTGATATTTGCTTGAACGTCACCGGTGCCTTTGAAGGCGGCACTCCTTCTTACTCCACTCTGACCGGCGACTCTGACGGCCAGGGACTATCAGCCGGAATCCTGCAATGGAACGCCGGACAAGGCACCCTTCAGCTTTTGGTGAGGCAGATCGTCCAGGCGATGGGATCAGACCGCGCCGCCGCGTACTTCATGGACTCCGACATTCAGGCTTTCATGCAAATGGAAGTCACCGCCGCCCTCGCCTTTGTCCGGCAGCATTACATCAATCCGCATAGCAGGCAGGTGACGCCATCGGCGGAAATGCAATGGAAAGCGTTTTTGAACTCCCAGGAGTCCATTGATGCTCAGCGGGATTACGCCTCGACCACGGTTCTTTCGTTAGCTCACTCTCTGGCAAACAAGTATGTGGCGGAGGCGGCGGCAAGCACCAGGGTTTTGGCGTTTTTCTTTGATCTCTGCACCCAGCAGGGAGGCATGAAGACGGTGCCGGTGCTGTCCGGGAAGCCAAATTACTTTGGGGCCATGGATTTTGCCGTCCGGTCGAATTTGGCCTGCGCCGATCTTTGGGAGCCGGTTGTCACGGTCGATCCGCTGGCGGCGAAGCTCGTTTATTATGGCTATGAACGGGCGAAGCTGGCCGATCCGCATTACCTTTGGGACACGTTTTCAAGACGCGGGACTATTGCCTGCCGCATCGGCATTGTGCATGGAGTCAAGGTGGATTTGACGGCGGTGCTGGATTAAGCGGCCAAAACCGCCTTCAGCATCTCCACCGATTTATAAAAGCTCATGGAAACTGGAGGGGTTGAATGCAGGTAATCGAGGATGTATCCCCGTCCCTTAAAGAAGGAAGCAAACTGAGGCGTCACCACGCTCTCGATAAAGACCCCCCGGCCCGCAGCCACCGCTTCTTTTTCAATCAGGGGGAAGATCAGCTTGAAGGCTCCTGTTCCCTGCGGCACTGCATTAGCAGACGCAACGGTGATGGCATTTAGGATCGGGGTACCTTTCGGATCACCGTCATCAATGATAATCATCTGCTTTCTCATGTAGACTTTGAGCCGGGCACCAGGACAATTGAAGATGAGCCAATCACGAGATAGCGGCCCCAAAATGAAGCCTCGGATCTGTTGCTGAAATTGGCTATCCATGCGTGTCTACGCTAAAGCCGTCCGCGACAAAGCTGATGTTGAGGACGGTCGGACTTTGCGGCAGGGCTCCGGCGTCGGGCTGCATGGTGATGGTGAGAGTGCCGTTCCCCCAGCTAACGTCTTTCGCCAGATACCCGGCTTCGCCGCCCGCGACATTGTCAACGTATCCATAGACATCTGAAAGGTAGAATAACATCCAAAGCGGGGTATTGGTTTGGGTGGCATCTAGTATCGCTACGGACGCCCTTGACACCAAAATCAGGGCTGCGGTCGGAAAGGTCGCCAGCGGCCCGCGATCCACGCTCTGCCCTTCCGTCGCCCAGGAAGCTTGTGCCGTGCCCTTCACGCCTCCGGCGTATTGGCAGCCGTCGAAGGCGAACCCAGTGTGCCCGTTCGCCTCCGGCGAAAAGAACGAATCGTTATCTAGCTGAAAACAGAGAAGCGACGCGAGAACAGGCTGATTCAGGTAACTGTACGACATTGGCTCTTTTGGACTTCCTCTGCCTATAGGAGGGGTAGTTTGCCAATGCTTATAAACGCCGGAGCGTCCAGAACATTAGATCCAGGCAACCGCTCGTTCGTCGGCGTCACCGGCCTGCATGACAAGCGATTAACCGATGCCGACCTGAATCTCAGCCAGGCAATCCAAGACCTGAAACGCCAGAAAGCCATGGGCGACCATGTCTGCTCCGGTGCCCTGACCTACAGCCCTTTTGTGTTTTCCGCCCGCAGCGCGTTTCAGCAGCCGCTCATTTTCTTCATTCCGGCCTACGACGTGATCTTCAATGGCGATGTTGTGACTATCGGAGGCAACCTGTCCTCGACTCTTTCCTCCAACACCGTCCGCATACCGTCCCCTGTGTTCTGGAGCCCCGGCTCGGCCTCCGATCCGGCCTCCATCTATGTCGTTTTCATAGAATTCTGGTACCAGCGGCTCAACCCGTTGACCGCGACTGGTTATTACCAGGATTCCAGTGGCCTTCTTTATTTTTATCCGAACGGATGTGTGAACGCCGCCATAGCCAACCTGATCCCAAACGACACCATCGACCCTTTCCAGGGGCAGGAGACGACCGAACGCTCCCAGATTCAGTGGGCAATCCGCGTGCAGAAAGTGGATCTCGCCTACGACTTCACCAAGTACGCGTTCGGGCTTGATCCGGGGGCAACGGCAACCGAAACCGTCTACGGCCAGGCCGGGCAAACCTCGCAATCAACGACCCCACCGTTCCAGTTCACTAATATGGCCACCATAAATGGCGACGCGGGTCTGTGGCGCTGCGGCGACGGCAATTACCTGAATGAGCTGGGAACGATGGATGGCTACAGCTACGCGATGCCGGTTGCTATCGTTTTTCAGAGGAATTCCGGTGTGTTCTCGGTGGACGGCAACCCGCTCGGCACCGCCGATTCTCATGTCATTGCGTCCGGGACTCTCTATTCGAAGCTGACGGGAAGGTTCGACGGCAAGTATTGCGATGTGATATTCCCCGAAGATGTTGTCGATACCCGCTCCACTGTCGCCTTGGCGGGCTGGGATGACAAAACACTCATTCGCCAGAGCTTCGTGGATGTCATCACCGGCACCTCCCGCCTGTCTTTGACTCGCGGGATTTCGCCGGGCGGTTTTTCCGGGGCGGTCGGGTCTCTTCTGGACTATTTAATCTCGGTGGCTCCGGCTTCCGTCGCAAACACTGACACCATTGGGTCTTTTGACGGTTTGAGAAACGGGTTCTCGTCCGGCCAGTACACATCCTACGTGACAAAGGCAGTGACGGTCGATCAGAAGACAACAGGCGTGATCGGCGGCCCCTGGCTCGTTGGCGACAGCTTTGTCGTGACGATACCAGGCTCCTCACAGGGAACAATCGAGTACGCTCAGGCTCAGGGCTTGGTGAACAATGCGATTGACGGCACAAAGAGCCCAGTCCTTTTCCTCTCCGGCCAGGTCTCCTTTGGAGGTTTGGGAACACAGACAGTCACCATCCAGTTCACAAGGACACTGACCGGCACGACCTACGATCCCGGCATGAACCCGATCTATGTGACGCTGGGTGTCGAGTACGCCGCCGACAGCGGCATGGATCTGGCGGTGATCCCGTCTCATGTCGCGGGCGGGCAGTTGAAGGACAGCGAATCCGGCAAGACGCTGCCTGTTTATGGCGTTTCGGCATACGCCGTCAGCGCCCCTCTTGCCTCCATCACGGCCTACAACGCCTACGCCTACAATCCAGCGTATTCGGACACGGTTTTCGGCACGCGGGTCAGCATTCCGATCAGCGGCTACACCTCTGTCACTGGCGTCAATTCTGTCAATGCTTCGGGCAATCCCATCACCACGTACAGCATTTCGCGGCTTTCCCTGAACACCAACCTTACCGGCATCTATGTCGTCGCCGCCACCGATTACGTCACCGGAGCCGTCTACCCGATTCTCAGCCGGGCGATCAGCGGCACCAATTTCATTCTCCAGTTGCAGGGCACCATCGCCGCCACGACCACCGTCATCGCCACCTTCCTCGCCGCCGACACCGCCCAGTTAGCG